ACAAGAATGCAATCCTCGCAACAATAGCCGCCATTGGCGCAGGCTTAGCTGCTTTCAATGTAGCCACCATGATAATGAACCTTGTAAAAGCCTTTAAAGCATGGCAAGCAGCAACCGAAGGCATGACGATAGCACAGAGACTTTTAAACATCGTAATGGAGGCCAATCCCATAGGATTAGTCATCGCCGCTATCACGGCACTTGTGGCCGCATTCATTACCCTGTGGAATACTTCCGAAGAATTCCGTCAGTTTTGGATTGATTTATGGGACGGAATCAAGGAAGCCGCAGGCGCTGCGTGGGACTGGATACAGGGCGTGTTCAGTAAAGCGTGGGACGAAATCAAAAAGATATGGAACGGCGCGAAGAAATTCTTTTCAGGAATATGGGATGGAATCAAAAGTGTATTTGGCGGCGTGAAGGATTGGTTTTCAGGAGTATTCCAGGGCGCAGCCGACGCAATTTCGACCATATTCAACGGAATCGTGGGAGCAATAAAAGCCCCGATAAATTTCCTTATCAATGCTCTGAATACGGTCATAGATGGCATCAACAAGATTAAGATCCCCGACTGGGTACCGGGAATCGGAGGAAAAGGAATAAACATCCCGAGAATTCCGAACCTTGCTCGAGGCGGTATTCTTGAGAAAGGCCAGCTCGGATTACTTGAAGGTAACGGAGCCGAGGCTGTAGTACCTCTTGAAAACAACAAAAGATGGATTGCAGCAACAGCGAAAGACTTAAAGAAAGAGCTCTCCGCGCAGGGAATCGTGAACAACTCAACCACGACCCAGAACGGAAACCAGTATTATTACTTTAATCAGACGAATAACAGCCCCAAGGCGCTGAGCCGCCTTGACATTTATCGTCAGACAAGAAACCAAATTGCAATGTTGAAGGGAGGGCCGCTCAATGCCTAAGTTAATCGTAGAGAACGACAGAGGCGAGCGCATACAGCTCACTCAGAATCCCAATTATGATGTGACAAGCATCGAGGGATTGGATCCTCCGAGTGCTAACATCAATATTGCAGAAAATGCGAACTTTGACGGCGGCACCGAGAAAAACAGCCGCCTCAACGTACGCAATATAGTTATTACAATCGCAATACATCAGCCAATCGAACAGAACAGAATTGCTCTTTACAAGTATTTCAAAGTAAAGAAACATTGCAGATTGTACTTCTCGAATAGCTCGAGGAAAGTGTACACCGACGGAATAGTCGAGACGTTTCCAGTCCCTCAGTGGACAAAGCAGGAAATAGCACAGATAAGCATCCTGTGCCCCAATCCATACCTGATAGACACCAAACAAAACGAAACCTCGTTCTCCGTAATTGAGTCACTCTTCGAATTTCCCTTTTCAATTCCAGCCGAAGGGCAGGAAATCAGCCGAATGGAATTCAACAAAGAGGAAACCATCATCGCAGGCGATATCGAGACGGGAATGGATATCAGAATCGTGGCCACAGGCTCCGCTTCGAATCCTGTCATATACAACACAGACACACTGGAAAGCCTGAAGGTAAACATCAACCTCGCTCAAGGCGATGTATTAAGAATCAATACCAACAGAGGAAAGAAAGCAATCACACTCACAAGAAACGGAACGACGACCAATGTAATCAACAATTTGGCGTCAGGAAGCAAATGGCTACAGCTTGAGCCCGGAGTGAACAAGCTTCTTTATTCTGCTGATGCATCACCCGAGAATTTAATTGTAAACATCGAATACAGCACATTATATGAAGGAGTTTAAACATGGATTTATACCTTTTGAATTCCAACTATGAAAAGATCGCCGTAATCGATAACTACCAGTCAATCATATGGACGCTTCGATATTACACGCCGGGGGATTTTGAATTATACACCCCGGCGACACCGGAGCTTTTCCAAATGCTCAAGAAAGATTATATGCTCGTGAGGGACATTGATTGCATCGGAGACGAATACCACAACGTCATGATGATTCGCAACATCGAGATTCAATCGGATGCGGAAACGGGCGACAGTTTGATTGTAACAGGTCAGTGTTTAAAGTCAATCGTGGCGCGACGAGTGGTGGCAGAACAGACCAACCTGAGCGGAACGGTGACAAGCTGCATCAGAACGTTAATTACGCAGAATATTATATCTCCGAGCAACTCCGACAGAGCTATCAGCAACTTCACACTCGGGACAGATTCCGTAGATAATCCGCCAAACATGTCGATGCAGATTACCGGAGCCAACCTCGCGGAAGCGATAGCAGAAATCGGAGCGACATACGGATATGGATGGGACGTGTTTGTCAAGAACGGAAATCTTGTGTTTTACATTTATGAAGGCGCGGACCGTTCTTACAATCAGAACACCAATCCACATGTCATTTTTTCGACAGAATACGATAACCTGCTTAGTTCCAATTACATTGAAAATCGCGACAATTATGCGAATGTCGCAATCGTGGCTGGAGAGGGAGAAGGAACGGCACGAAAGAAAGTAACAGTCGGAACAGCAACAGGCCTCGACAGGATAGAGATATGGGTAGATGACCGCAACGCCTCATCCAATGCAGGCACAATCGATCCCACGGACTATTCAGCACTTTTGGAAGCGGCCGGCGAGGAAAAACTTGCTGAGACTACAATCACCACGGAATTCACCGGAGAGATTATACCGGATGTGAATTTCATATATGGAGAGGATTACTTCCTGGGCGACATCGTACAGATTGAGAACAATTACGGAATCAGTAAAGCTGTACGAATTACAGAAATAATATCGAGCAAAGACGAAAACGGCGAGAACGTGATTCCCACGTTCGAAGAAGGAGGAATCTAATGTTAACATACGGATTTTTTAACAGTTTGAACGGAGACAGAGCATATAACGCCGATCAGATGAGCGCAATGTTTGAAGGCTTAATCAGTGACGGCGTATTTGAATCCGTAGGTGATAAGTTTCAGGTTACAGAAAGCTTTGGCATGAACATAAACATCGGAACCGGTCGAGCATTTTTAGAGGACCGCTGGTGTAAAAATGATGCTATAGCATCAGTAACTATTAACGACGCGAACGTGGCCAATCCCAGATGGACAGCTGTCGTACTTCGCAAGAACATCGCAAACAGAAACATTGTAATCGACACCGTAGACGGAGAGCCAGGAGAGACGCCTGTTAAGCCGAGCATCACAAGAAGCGGCGGAGTGTACGAGCTGTGCCTTGCTTACGTCTATGTCGCAGCAAATGCAACCACAATCACACAGGCTGACATTACCGACACAAGATCGGATACAAGCATCTGCGGATGGGTTACAGGGTTAATCACTCAGGTAGACACGTCGACATTATTCGCCCAGTGGGAAGCTGCTTATCAAAACGCAGTTTCCAGCATGGAGAACTATGAAGCAAGCCTCGAAGGCGAAATGGAAGCCTGGCAGGAAGGATACCAGAGCGACATGGAAGACTGGGAAGCTTCCATGAAAACGGCTTTTGATGCTTGGCTGGACACATTAACGGATGAGTTAAATGTTAACACATACGTCGAGGACTATCACAAGTCAGAAACCTTTACAAGTTCGTCATATCATGAAGTAACGCTCGACATGACCGGATACACATATGCAGCCGAAGATGTAATCATGGTATATATCAACGGGCTTTTAGGTGTAGCAGGAACTGATTACACTATCAACACAAGCGGGACATACCCGGTGTTAACATTCAGGCAATACATGATAGCAAGCGCAGAGAGACCTTACACGGTAGATGTCACGGTGATAAAATCCCGCATAGGATTTTCGTCATAATTCCACAATTTCTCCTGGATGAGGGGAGCCTTCGGGCTCCCTAATTCTGAGAAATTGCACCGGTGCAAACTAAGTACCTATTAAAAATTTAAAAATAAAAAGGAGAAGAAAATGAAACAGTTAACCGCAATCGGAACGACGGTGTATATCGCTGTCGCGACAGCCGGAGGAGTGTTCACGTATCTCTTCGGCGCCTGGAACAAATCAATTCAAACACTTCTGATTTTGATGCTGATTGACTACCTGACAGGTATGTTGCTCGCCGCAATTCACAAGTCACCGAAGACCAAAGATGGCGGTCTCAGCTCAAAAGCAGGACTTGACGGCATCATCAAAAAGGCAGGGATGCTTGTCGTTGTAATGATAGCCAATCTCTTTGGAGCGCTATTTCCTGACGCAGGTGGCGCGGTGTTGAGAGAAGGCTCCGTTATTGTATTGATTGTAAACGAAGGTTTGAGCATCGTCGAAAATTTAAAGGCGATGGGAGTGCCTATTCCGAACGTGTTAATGAATTTTATATATGCCTTGAAGAAAAAGAAAGATGAACCCATCAACCCCAGCGACGAGTCACCAAGTGACGCAGAGGCAGCGAACGATGAAAACAAAGAAGAAATCGAACCGCTCGACCTGGGAAAAGACGAAGGCAATAATTAACAGAATCAGTGCGGCGGCATACGCAATCGTGAGATTAATCGAAATCTTATGGTAACATATCAAAATGGAAGAAGAGGAGAATCAAATGCCTAACGTAATACCGAGAGACCAGGACACACACCACAACAGCGGAAGTGGAGGCTCACACGGCGGCGGCGGAGCTGGAAGAGGCGGAGACGAACCTACCACCCACACAGGTGGAGGCAGCGGATCGCAGGCACAGAACCCGCCCCCGAAGCCCGGCGGAGGAGAAACAAAGACACCCACATAATACAAAAGAAAGGGCCTCGATGCGAGGCCCTTATTTTTGTGTAAGGAAAGCGGCGCATTCTCAAACACCGCTCTCCCTGAATGCAATCTGAAGATACCCAAGACTGCAAGAACATGATAGCAAGAAAGTGTTAAATATATGTTAAATGCCCCACACGAAAACCCACGGAGCGAGAAAAGGCAGTGACTAAGCCACATACAGCACACATACAAAAACTTCAAGTCTTGTCACTCCGATTCAAAGAAAAAGCCTTGATTTAAGGGAAAAACCCAAGAATCAAGGCTTTTTTGTTTGCTATTTTCACAACGCAAAATCAAGGTCTACAATGGCCCATTGTGGCACATTGCCCCACGAGCCGCCCCACATCAATCGAAAAAAGAAGAGATATCAGAAGATATCTTCTTGCGTTTTTCTTCATCCTTTAATTTGAGCGAATGAAGGTACACATTTGTTATCGTCTCCGATCCTTGCCAGCCTCCGAGCTCCTGTATCGTCTTCATGTCGTAACCCTTATCGAGAAGAATCGAAGCAAACAGGTGCCTGAGCTTGTGTATCGAGAAACGTTCAAGTCCGAGCTTCTTTTGAGAACGTGCAAGAAAATTCGAAATGGTTCCGGGATATCCCTTGAAGATGTAACCCTGCTTTCGAATCTCTTCGGCCAAATCATGACTGATTAAAACATCTCTTACGCTTCCCGAAGTCTTCGGCGGCTTCTTCACCCAGTTTCCCTTTTCATCCTGTACAAGGTCTTTTGTAATGTGAATAACGTCCTGAGCATCAAGGTCCGTAATTTCCAAAGCACAAATCTCGCCTCGCCTTAATCCATAGCACGCCAGTTTTAACGGGATACTGTATTGTGTATTCTCGGCCAAAGTGAGAATGGCCTGTAGGTCTTCTTTCTTCGGAATGTATGGCTCATTCTTCTGAAGCTTCGGAAGAGTCGTGTTAAGAGCTAAGTGAGGACGTGCACGTTTAAGCACTGCGGATATGAATCCGTGGAGCGAGCGCACCGTTTTAGGCGAGCAGGTACCCGAAAGCTCATTGATGCATTGCTGAACTGAATCAGCTGTTATCTGCGACACCGGCATCCGTCTGAACCAATCAGGGAGCCGCGCAGGATAAAGCTTGTACTCCCGGATTGTTCGAGGGCTTAATATGTTGGCCTTGAGAGATATATACTTTTCGGCCGCAGCTGTAAAAGAATGCTTATCTACGACGATATCTTTCATAACTTCGGCCAAAAGCTCCAGGGCTTCCTTATTGGAAGGCTTGTGATCGACGGTGACGCTGTACCTTTGGCCATTATAGCGCTGGCGTATTCTGTAGGAACCGCTTGGCAGTCTTTCAATCTCCATCCAATCCCTCCATTTCTTTAAATCTCTCATAATAAGAGAGAAGACGCTTCACCATGCGACGAGTTTCATCATCTGCAGACATGTAGCACTGAAGAATATTATTCGCTTCATCAGACAAAGAAACGGCCTTCTTGGGTGTACCGATTAAAGTATCAACATCAACCCCATAAGCCGCTGCAATTTGTTTCAATGTAGTAAGTGTAACTTTACGAGTCCCCGTTTCATATCCTGAATACGTACTCTGTGGAATTCCGATTCGTTTCGAGGCTTCAGCCTGCGAGAGTCCGAGAGCTTTGCGCGCCTCAGTGATTTTATAGCCGAGGGCTGAATACTCGGGGCTTCTTGCGTCGACGATTCGCTTCTTTGACATACAAATCACCTCCTGTAATTATATTATAAACGCAAATATGAGTTTATTCAAGAGGATAAACGCAAAAATAAATAAAATAATGAAAAAAGGTATTGACATAAACGCAATACGGGTTTATAGTAGACACATAGAAACGCAAAACGCGTTTAGAAAGGAGCTAATACACAGAATGGCGAAAGCACTTAAAAACATCTATCCCGGACTTAGAGCGAAGATGTCATATGCCAATGAGGACGCGAGAGACATCGCAGGGATCCTCAACATGAGCGACGACAGTGTAAGAAGACGCATAAGCGGAAGAGCTGAATTTGAACTCACTGAGATTAAAACATTAATCGAGCACTATGACAGCTCCTTCGAGGAACTCTTCGAAAAAGTAGACGCATAAATTTTTTTAATCGGGATAAACGCAAATTGCAATTAAAAGGAAAAAGACAGCATGGGAAAGAAAATCTACATCACAAGGACTCGCCGGAGCCTCAACAAGATATCGGACTACATCCGAGGAGAGCTCAAGCGGCAGGATCTCACACAGGAACAACTGGCAGACCGAATCGGAGTTAAGCAGCAGACACTTTCAAAGTGGCTCAAGAATCCGAAGGTACTCAAACTCGAGAACTTCATCGACATTATCCAAGAACTTCATACACCCAAAGAGGAGGCAGCGGAACTGATATGCACAGAGAAATGAAAATCTTCACGGCAGCAGTCGTGAGCGCACTTATTTTAACAACAGCCTGCACAGCTACAGCGGTAGCAAGTACCAAAGAGCCGACGGTGACATACATCGAGCCTGTGGAAGTGGCGCTGGTAGAGAAAGCACAGAAACCCATCATCGTAGAAGTTGAAGAAATTGCACCGGTGCAAGGCGAAGAAGAAATCGCTCCCGGAATAACCGAAAATGACCGCATCTTCATGTATTACTGCATAGAGGCGGAAGCTGGGAACCAGTCGGAACTCGTCAAGAGATTATGCACTGATGTAATCATCAACAGGATGCATGATCCTGATTGGGCCGACACCATCAGAGGAGTTATCACAGAGCCTCACCAGTTTTCAGTGTGGAGCAATGGAAGCCTCATGAAGGCGGTACCCACAGAAGAAACAATCGAAGCAGTAAACAAGGAAATCGAGAAACAGATATCAAGCGACATAGTTTACTTCAACTCAATCGGATTCATTCACGGTGAGAAATGGGAACAGGTTGGAGATATGTACTTTATGACGAAAGGAGAAAAGAAATGACGAAGCCGCTTATGACAGCAGAGGACTGGACCACAAGAGCAGAGCTCCTCGGAACCGAAAGCCAGCTGGCCTTCTTGAGAGGAATTCCGACAGAAGTCCTTATGACAGAACTCACTCGAAGAGTGAACGCCCAGGAGAGACTTCTTGAAACACTCGAAAGAGAAATCTCGAGGGCAAAAAGAAACCCCTGAGCGGTAACTCAGAGGTATCAAAATCGGTTTGGTATAAAACCTTAACTGTTAAATAAATTATACCAAACTCGACCGAAAAAGTCAATAAAATCAAGGGCTTTCGGAGCCCATAAGTGCTTGCTCAAGGTATTAATTACTCGACCACAGGGAGAGGAATTTAAGACCTTGAGAGAAGGAGAAACCCGATGCCATACATCGAAGAAATATGTGAGGCAGGGTTAACGCTCGAAGTACAAAAGTATTACTCATACCGGTACCACAGTAAAGGGATACCGAGAAGCAAGAACATGAGTCCCACATCAGAGGCAGTCAAGAAGGTCAATCAGCGAAGAGCTGGAGTCAGACTCCGAAGACTCATGAATACGAACTTCGAGGATGGAGACTTTTCGATTCGCCTGGATTTCGTGAAGAGCCCACCAAAGAACTCGGAAGAAATGCAAGCCATGATAAGCCGAGACTTGAGAAGGCTCAAGAGAATGTATCAGGCGCGAGGACAGACACTGAAATATATCTACGTGAAAGAAGTCGGACCGAGAGGAGGCCGACACATCCACATTGTAGTCAATAAAACCGACACCGAACTGATTCGAAAGTGGTGGACAAGGGGAGGCATCCACATAGATCCTCTGAACACCGACGGCCAATACTCAAAGCTTGCGGAATACTTTATCAAGTATGCAGGCATAACCGAGAAGACAGAAGGCCAGCTGATAGGGAAACGATGGTATGCATCGCAGAACCTGAAGGAGCCCATCATCAAGAAGCGAGTCATAAAGGCGGCGACCTTTAAGAACAAGGTCAAGAAGAAAGAGGGATACATCCTCGAGAAAGGCTCACTCCGATACGGAATCTCGGAAGAGACCGGATACGAATACTTCGCTTACACCCTCCTCCGTACACGAGGACAGAACGATGATAGTTAACATCTACACGCAAACGACGGCAAAGCCGCCCATAAAGAAAAAGACAGGTTACGCATACGTACTTGAGACACAAGGCAAGAGCGGACCGGTAACACTGACGAGCCAGGGAGTCCTAAAGGACACAGCGAAGAATCTCGCGGAACTGGCAGCAGTCGTGAAAGCATTGAGGCATTTGAGAAAGCCTTCCGAGTTAAGAATTTACACAAGCCCATACATGACGAGTGTACTGAACGGATGGCTTAAGGAATGGGAGAGCCGAGGATGGAAGAATAAATCCGGAAAGGCGGTACCCGAGGAATATAAAGAGCTCGCAGAGCTTCTCAAGCCTCATACATACGAAGCATTAAGCGAAAGCAATTCATACACAGGCTGGTTGGAAAGAACAGCCAAAGAACAGGAGGAAAAAGACGAATGACAAATTACAAGTTTGGGAGCCCTGAAGAATTAATCAAGGCAGCAGAAGAAAACATCGTGACAGCAGCTGCAGAGAGTGGTATCAATGCCGACGATCTTCAGGACTGCATCGAAGAAGCTAAAGAAGGCAAATACTTGTTTCTTGCTTTCTTGATGGTAGAGCAGAAGGTCAAGACAGAACTGGCAGACTTTAACCTTGCCGGCTCAATTATGGGAGATTGGGCCGAGTATATCAAGAACGAAGCATACGGCAATGAAGCAATGGCAAGAGCAATACTTCTGCCGGAAAAGAAAATGGCGGATTGCTTAGCAGTATTGCTGAAGTACAGCTTTGAGAACTCTTTCGATGTGCCGACAGAGATAGTTAAAAAGGCAATGCCAAATAATAATTTCAAGGTCAAGCTTGGAATCCCCGGAATGGCGAAAGCAAGGCGCTTGATAGCCGATTTCTTCACCGATTAATTCGGCAGATTTCGGCACACTATAAAAAGAGGGAGCATGAAATGATTACATACAAGGGTTTTAACGCAAATTTATGCGCCACGATGGGACGTGGAACCTTCCAGTATGAAATCGGGAAAAAGTACACCGAGACCGAAGCTGAATGCGCAAGAACAGGCTTTCACAGCTGTAATGAACCGCTCGGAGTCCTCGACTGGTATAGCACAGAAGACGCAAGGTATTGCGTATGCGAGGCAGGAGGAGAGATTCACGAAGACGGAACGAACACAGGAAGAACGTCAAGCACAGAGCTGACACTCCTGAAAGAAGTCAACATCAAGCAGCTGGCCATCATCGAGGCGGCGTGGATCGAGAAGCATCCGCTCCGAGATAACGTCAATAATGTGAACATCGAAAAGGGCAGAGACGCTCACGGTATTTGTGTAGTGAGAGGAAAGTCGCCGGCAGCAGTCGTGAGAAAAGGGACTTGCGTGGTGATAATCCAGGAAAAGCCCAAGAGCAAAGAAGTTGACAAGATTCTTGTTATCGAGAACGCATCAGCAGGGACGTACACCATCGAGGGAAAAAGACGTGAAAAAAGAGACACTAAGAAAACTCCGAAGCCTTCCGCCCACAAAGGAAATGATTGAGAAGGCCAAGGATAACACAATCCGGGAGAAGATAAAAGGCTGTAGTTATTACTACGGCGATAGATACTACACGAGGAGATACAAATACTTCCTGAGAGTGCAGAGTTTAAGCGGATTTATCAAGATAGTGATTTATGTATCTGAAAATCTCGCAAAGGGAATTAAGACTCCCGAGTATGAAGTTTTTCTCAATCCTTCCGGAGAAGAATACATCACAAGATTATTCGACAAGAAAGGCAACGAAACGGGATGGAGCAGCGCGATGCTCTACAACCTCCCAGGGATGGGATGGTACAGCTTTCACTCGGAGACATACAAACATTCCTTTTGGATAAACCGAGACGCCACAAGGACATTGAAAAGCTTAATAAAAGACGACCATGACGATCCGATTTCCATCCTGAGAAAGTGGCAGCAGTCTATAAAAGACAAGGAACGCGAAGCAAAAGAAGCAAAAGAGTGTGCTCCTTGGGATGCAGATATGGCGCTGGTACCGAAAGAACCTAAAGACTTCGACGAATGGCTTAAATACACGGTGCCGAAGGTTGAATACGGAATCTATAAAGGCGGAGCAAAGACAACATTTTGCACACACTGTGAGGCTGAAGTAGAACTCAAGGGACCGAGAATCGCATACAGAAGCAAAGACTTGCCGAAGTGTCCGAAGTGCCATAGAGAGCTCAATCTTCTTCAGGGAGAAAGATACAAAAACAACTTTACTGAGCCGAACGAAACCACACAGCTGATACAGCCGATAAAAGACGGTTATGTAATCCGAGAGTTTTTCTCTTTCAGAGCAATCTGGCCGAAAACGCGGACAGTAAAAATCTTCAAGCAGGAGACAAGAAGAGTCCTGTGGAAGAACGGAGAGCTTAAGACATACGCATGGCTACTCTACAAAAACAAATATGAGCGCTGGGTTAAAGTCGACAATCGGACATACTGGTGGGACCACAAAATACAGGTTTACAAGAGAAATGTCGCGAGCCTTGAAAAAACAGTTTTAAAGGTTACGGCGTTACCCATAGCAATCAAGCAGGGACTGCAGATTCCGATTGAGCAGTACATATTCGCTGAACAGGGCAATCCGATAATCGAGAAGCTTGAAAAAGTACATCTTCCGAGACTGGCGGAAGACTTCATCAAAAGCTCATACAGCTATGCAAAAGACCTGATTAATCAGGATGCCACAGAGCTCACAAAGATGATTAAGCTTGACAAGATGCGGCTCAAGAGACTCCAGGGATTCAAGGACGCAAATGTCATATTACTCAGATGGCTGCAGGCTGAAAAGAAAGAAGACACTGTTTGGCCGGATGAGACAATCCAATTCTTCACGGAACTCGACGAAGCACCTGACACAATCCTTTGCATAAAGCCTCAGAAGATGGGCCTTGTAGAACTCAGAAACTACATCGAGAAGCAGGCTTTTAAAGCAAATAAGCGCGTTAAGAATCACAAAGAATTCATGAGAGCGTGCGAGGACACACTGGGAACGTACCGTGATTACATGAACATGGCAAGAAAGCTGAAGATGAGAACAAACCTCGAGCAGATATACAAGCCCAAGGATCTCACGGAAGCTCACGACAATGCAGTCGAGCTCATGAATCAAGGCAAGATGAAAGAAACGGCGAACGAAATCAAGAAGCGTTTTAAGAAGGTTGAAGCGAATCTCAAGGAATTAACCAAGTACGAATATGCAGACGGTAACTACAAAATCGTAGCACCAAAGAGCATCCTCGACATTGTACGAGAAGGGACAATCCTTCATCACTGCATACACACTTGCGATTATTACTTCGAACGAATTCAGACAAAAGAAAGCTTCATCCTCTTCTTGAGAAGAGCAGACAGTGAAGAGTCGCCCTGGTACACACTCGAGATCGAACCGGGAGGAAACATCCGACAGAAGAGAACTACCGGCGACAAGCAAGGGCCTGAACTCGAGGCGGCAATGCCGTTCTTGAAGAAATATCAAAAACAGCTGCAGAAGAAGCTCACAAGGGAAGATAAGAAGCTTGCTAAGGCAGCAGACGAGAAACGAAAGACAAATTACAAAGATATTCGCGAGAAGAATAAGCGCGTATGGCATGGAATACACCAGGGCGAACTTCTTGCAGACGTACTGGAAGCCGATTTTATGGCGGCAATTTAACAAGAAAGGGGAAAACAAAATGAAAGTTTTGACATTCGGACTATTTATCATGGCGGCGTTGCTCATAGGCCTTATGGTTGGTTTTTGCGTAGGACACGAGACCGGATACGGTCAGGGAGCAATGGACGAAGCAATCAGATTCGAAGAGGAGAAAAGGAAGAATGAACGAGTTAATCACGAGTAATTACGCCGAGTTTAAAAGAGAACTCGACACAGAAATCAAGAGAGAAGCCGAGGGCTTCGTCAAGATCGGATACCTTTTAAGGCTGGCAAGAGAGACGGATATTCTCAAAGAGAGCGAATACGCAAACGTAAATGACTTTGCAAGAAAGGAATACGGGCTCGATGCTTCCCAGGTCTCAAGATTTATATCAATCAACGAGAGATTCTCAGAGGGCGGCTACAGCGAGCGCCTCGAGGAAAAGTACGAAGGATTTGGAGTAGCAAAGCTCAGCATCATGTTACAGCTTCCGGAAAGCATCAACGAGAACTTAACTCCCGACTACACCAAGAGCGAAATCAACGCACTCCGGGAAGAAGTAAAGGAAGAGGCCAAGACAACAGACATTGAAATCATGATGGAGCCCAAGACCGACAATCCTTTTACGGCAGCAGTCAAAGAGATGCTCAAAGCAGAGCCAGCAACGGCAAGAATGCTTAAAGAAATCTCAGAGCTCAACGATCCCAAGGAATACAAAGACGTTATCGCTCCATATGGAGCCATTAAGTCAGTAAGACTCGAAGGAATCGGAAGAGTGATGCTCAAGTTTGACGACAGCGACACCGTGAAGCTCATCAAGGTAAGAGAAAACGTCACCGAAGAGTATAGACTCCACGAACTGGCCGACGCAATCGAAGACTACCTCACAAACGACTACATAGAGCCGGCACCGGCAGCAGTCGTCGAGGAACATAAGAAGAGCACCGTTACAGACTTGAGTAAAATTGCACCGGTGCAACCCAAGAGCAAGGTTACAAAGGCAGAACCGAAGAAAGAAGAGCCCATCAAGAAGGTTGAGGAACATGAGGCCGAAGTAATACCTCCCGAAAACCATTTTGACCGAGAAAACATCACGGCGGAAACGGCTCCGGCAATGCCTGAACCCGAAGAGCCCATCAGAGACCTCACAGAAGAGGCTCAGGAGCCCGAGAAGGCAACGGACACAATGGAAGACATAATAAGCCAGCTCGATCCTTGCGAAGAGGTAAAGGAGAAGCTCGAGGAACTTTACGACTACTTCGAGCACGATATTCAGGGCATGAAGATGATGCTCAAAATGAACCCGACAATCGCATACTTGGATGCAGCTGTTGCCCGAAGCCTTAAGCTCGCAGATATGATCCGAGAGCTGATTTACATCAAGAAGAAGTATGAATAAGCTTTTCGAACTGATAAACAAGAACGCAGGCAGAATGAAAGGACTTGCGGCAATCATCGCAATAGCTCCAAACGGGCAATGGAGAGTGCAAGTCAACTGGAAAGACGCCTGTAAACGAGGAGGCGACATGATAATCGCCTTCTCGGAAGAAACAGACCGAGAGGAAGCCTTCGAGGCAGCCTATGAAAGATTAAACCAATGGATTGAAACACATGAGGAGGACATCAATGAAAGAATACGGCACATGTAGATTTTGCGGACAGACCGCAATGGTATCGGTTGGAGAAACAGCCACCCGGGCAGACATTGACGAAGCGGCTACAAGAGAATGCAGCTGCGAGTCAGCAAGGGCTTACAACAACAAATGCTGCGACGCAGAAGTCTGTGAAGAGAACATCAAGAAAGTAATCGGAGAAGAGAACGCAGTATCCCAGCTGTTAATCAGCTGCATTCCACTGATTCAGGACGATGTAATCGTGCAGGTGGGCATCAAGATTAAAGCCGGCGTAAGCGCACGCCTCGGATATAACAGCAAGGGCAACCTGGTAATTCAGAAAACGACTACGAACGTAGAGACCGAGGAGACATGAAGATCCGAAGCATAATGCAGAGCGACAGCTCATATTGCTTCCTCTGCAAACTGTTAGACGGAGACGACTTCCCAAAGCCCACCGAAGAGCATCACGCCATCGGTGGGAACGGGAAGAGGCAGCTGAGCGAACGCTACAAGTTGAAAGTGAGGTTATGTATCCCACATCACCGGATAGGAAAGATGGCCGTACATAACAACATCGAGATGAACCGCATCGTCCAGCGCGCAGCGCAGGAAGCATTTGAGAAGACTTACCCGGATTTAAACTTCAGGGAGATTTTTGGGAGGAATTACAAGTGAAAAGAAAATGGACCGACCTTAGAGCTCTAATCGATGACGTGAAGAAGCTCATCGATGAGGACAAATCAAACAAAGAGATAGGCGAAGCGCTCGGACTTAAGAAGTACCAGGTACTCAGAATTAAGAAGTACATCAAGGAAGGGAAAGACGAGCCGGAAAGCCTCGACCTTGACAGCGAGCCGGACGCATACGAAGAGCTTTTGTCTGCAGACGAAGAAGAATTTGACATGTTCCAGTGGCGAATGCAGGTAAGACAGAGAAAAAAGAAACCTCTTCCGAAGGTAATCATCGACGGAAAGAGTTACACAGACATCACGAGCTTAATCGTTGATTGTGGGGAGGCATAGGATGAACGAAAAAGAGTTATACATCAGATTCATGAACATGCAGGGAGAGGCAGAAGACAGGATCGCATTTCTGGCAAACCTTTACGGCATGAAGGTAAAGGACATCAGGGACGCGATACAGAGGCAGGCATCACTCCCGCCCACAATAAAGGCGGTAACGCCGGAGGACCACATGAGAGAGTGTCATCCCGGAATGAACGTATACAATCCCGACACGAATCCCTTCTGCAAAATCAGAGTGATGGTACCCGAAAACAAAATTGCAAACACAGCTGTTTACAAGCGCCTCGATGAACTCGACAAGGAAATCAAGACACTGGACGAGAAGAAGAAGCTCCTTGAGATAGAATACAAGGCCCTCGTGGACCACATGGGAGGAACAAGCAATGAATAAAGTCATTTTGATGGGACGACTTGCAAGAGATCCCGAAATCAGATACACAGACCAGCAGCTCGCAATCGGTCGATATAGTTTGGCGGTACCGAGACGAGTCCAGCAGGGACAGGAGCAGGCAGCAGACTTCGTGAACGTTGTAAGCTTCGGAAAGGCAGCCGAATTTGCTGAGAAGTACCTGCATAAAGGCACAAAGGTACTTGTTACCGGAAGAATACAGACAGGCTCCTACACGAACAAGGATGGGCAGAAGGTATACACGACCGACGTAGTGGCCGAGGAGCAGGAGTTTTGCGAAAGCAAGACAGGCACCACACAGAATACAAACGCAAGCAGTAACCCGACGGAGGGCTTCATGAACTTCCCAGATGATGGAATCGAGGATGATTTACCCTTCGGACCCGTGAGCAGATAGGAGGAGGCATGACAAAGCATCAGCTCAATAATATTTATTACCTCACGAAGGAACTTGAGGCAATGAGACAGAGACTTGACGAGCTCAACGCAGACATAGCACTCGCTCCGAAGGTTTATGACGGAATGCCTCACTCGCAAACAAACGCAGTCAAAAGCCCGGTCGAAGAAAAGGCGGTCAAGCTCGCGGAGCTCTCGAAGAAAATCGACGAGCGTATAAAGGAACTCGAAAAAGCTAAGCTCGATCTTGAAATCCTGATTGCTGACATGACGGATCCTGTACTCAAGCTCGCTATTCTCTATCACTGCATCAAATTATACGACTGGAACAAGACAGCGGCCAAAATCGGCGGCAATCAGACGAGCGAAGGCGTGAGGAAGATGTACTCGAGATTCGTATCGACACTGGAGGAAGGCGCATGATGATTCACTTGTTAGACCAAGATACAAAAGAAACATTTCAAAGTTTCGGAGATAACGAAGTGCAGGCGGCAATCGCCGCTGCGAGGGCTTCAGGCAAGATAGTGAACATGGAACTTGATGAGAATAACGAGCATTGTTTGATATACATCATGAGGCCCGGAAAAGATTTGATAACAGAATTGGAGGACGAAAGCCACAAAGTTACGGTTTTGATAACAGAAACGGCCAAAACGATAACAGAAATGTTTCACGAGATAGCAATAGAAGCGAGTGAGGCACTCGAACAGGCAGCGACAACCCTTAAGCCTTTATTCGAAGTAGTCGGAACACTTGGACCATTCACGGAAGGAAGAGCTCCTTCGGAAATCAAGAAAGAAATCAGACACACCAAGAACCCGATGCGATTGAGCCAGCTGTATAAAGAACTCAATGCATCATACAAAACATACGGGAGGAAGCACAAATGACGTTCAGTAATTTGACAGATTTCACCAATATAAGCCCAAACAATTCCGGGCAGAGAACCCAGCCAATTATTTATAACATTCCGCACTGCACAGCTGTATCGATTCCGGCAAAACGAATCGGAGAAATCTTTGAAAAGCCAAGCAGAAATGCCTCTTGCCAGTATGGCCTGGGAAACGATGGGCTGATTGTAGGTGTTTGCCCGGAAGAGTGGCGCTCATGGTGCACATCGTCAAACTGGGTGGACCAAAGAGGTATAACTTTTGAAATTTCCTCGAGCAATGTGGCACCGTATGAGCTCGACAAAGTGGCCTTCGAAAACTGGAAAAAGTTATCCGTCGACATCATGAAGAGATACGGCAAGACGAGGCTCCTGTACTTCCCTGACGCAGAAACCGCAAAGGCCTACAAGGTCAAAGATGGCGAGATGGTGATAATGCTTCATAGATGGTTTGCCAAAAAATCATGCCCGGGAGACTGGCTCGTTCAGAGACTTCCTGAAGCAGTGGCAGAGATTAACGCAAGAGTGCAGGAAATTGCACCGGTGCAAGCTCCTGAAGGCGAAGAGTACACCATCAAGAACGGAGACACACTCACGAAAATCGGAATCATGTATGGATTTACAGCAGACGAACTCGCAGCCTATAACGGCCTCAGCGACAAGAACAAGATTCAAGCAGGAAAGACAATCAAGATTCCTCCGAGAAACATTCAGCCCATGACGGCATCGAGAGCCATCGAGATCTTGCAGAAGGTAAAAGAAGGAACGCCTGGAGGGCTTACGGTAACAGAGATAAACGAGGCCTTTGATATGGCAATCGAAAAGTTAAAATCATGAACCTAAAACAAGCGATTAAATACATCCAAAATCTACCGTTCAACAAGAAGAATCACGACTCATGGACGGAACTGTGGAAAAAGGACCGAGACTTCCGCTTTGCGGTATGTGTAATCTTGGGAGCGGTAGAGGAAGGATTGCTGGAGGAAAAAGATGACAAACAAAGAAAAGTTTAAAGAGGTTTTCGGACATGATGTAGAAACGAATGCTTGCCCACGAAAGGATGTCGAATGCGAAAAATGTGAACTTTTCAATGATCGCACCTGCACAGAGACTTTTTGGAATTCTGAATATATACCGCCAACGAATCAGATTGAGCCCGTCAGGGCTTACCCATGTAATCCCGAAAAGAATACCGACTGCAAGAAAACAGGCTGTTACGAAAGAGGCGGCCCTTGCAAATTAACATTAAACCCCGAGTACGCAAAGGAGGGACAAGATGAAAAGAACAATTAAATTAGGCAGCGGAGCCAGCCTCACTTTTGATGGCGATAAAAGAAAGGTTTATGAAAGCATTGAGGAATGGAAAGCAGAAGGTAAAAGGCGCTTTGGGGATGATCTTAAAGCATGGAAATATGTTTGTCCGATGTGTGGGCACGTTGCGTCGGTTCAGGACTTCATCAACGCAGGCATTTCAGAAGACGACGCTTTAGACGACGCATTCCAGGAGTGTTTGGGACGTTATACCGGGAAAGGAACGCCCAAGAAGGGCGATAGCTCCGGATGCAACTGGGTGGCATATGGATTTCTCGGAATTCCTAACGGTAAAGGCTGTATTGTAATCACCGGGGAAGGGAAAGGAGCGGAGCTCTTTGATTTCGCGGAGACATGAAGCGGTAGAGACAAAAGGAGATAAGGAATGACGGCAGCATTATTAGCGATTTTAGGAACCATAGCGGGCATAATCCTGGGCTTTGTATTAGGCAGGATAAGCAAGCTATAAATCAACCACGAAAGGAGAGCACAATGGCACTTATAAGATTCATCGATTTAATACCAAGCGGAGCAGATAACGCAATCAAGCGAGCGGAGCTCGTGAAGCTTGCAGATTCTTACGGATTCATTCCGGAAGGACAGAAAGACAAAGATAGATTCGTCAGAGGCATGATAGAGAACGCAAGAAAGAAGAACGTAATCATATGCAAGCCGAGAGGCGGCTATTACGTGCCCACAGTAAAGGACAAAGATGCCTTGAAGGTATATATAGCCGGCGAGAAGCGCCGAGCACTGTCAATTATGGCAGGGATACACATGGCGACTAATGTGCTCGAAGACATAGAACATGGAAGGCTCCAGGAGGTAAAGAAAGCATGACAATAGATGATATCGAACGTTTTAAAAGAATTATCCCCAAAAAGGTCGAGGAAATCCTAAATGAAGTAGGAACGAATGAAACTACAGAAGTCAAGATAGAGATCAGATGGAATCTGTACAATGAGCCGGTAATTGCAACTACTACAAAATTAGTGCACACAGAAGTAATTGAATACGGGGAAGTTAAAGAGGAGGTTGAGGAAGCATGAACACATTAGGAGATTTAAGCATTAACGCAAAGATTACGGTATCAGAAGATACGGCGGTTAGATGTATAGAGCTGTTGAACATCTATTTGGCAGACAATCCGCACACATCGGTCGAAAAATTTACGCAGTACAGCCTGGACGGGAAGGCTTACGAAGCTGTGTCCCTGTGCTATCACAAAGGAGGAGACAAAGCATGATTTATCACGGCGAATTCAGGGACGTGCTCGAAATGGTCACAAAAGCGACGAATTACTGCTTCCAATGTGAAAGAAATGGAGTGGAAGGAGCGATACTCAAAAGCGCGACAGATATTTATATCGAGCAAATGAGAGAAGTCGCAAACTTGCCTAAAGACGAGTCTAAAGAAATAAAATGGGAACATCTGACAAGAGAAAGCCTAACGGAAAGATGGCAGCGAGGACAGATTCGAGACGGATCGGTCGAGTCCATGATAGCTCAAGACCTGTTGATATATAAAGACGTCATAAGAATAATAGCCGGCGACCGCGCATTGTACTTAGTCTGGGATAAGGACGAGAACAGGTACAAAGACTTGATGGAGGAATACGGAAAATGATAACACTCGAAGGATACGAAATCGAAGAAATGAGAAGTATTAATCACATTATGACCGTGGAGCTGCAGTTTGACAGACCAGTAACACAGAAAGAGGCCCGGGATTATTTATCCCGAGTCCTCACCAAGGCGAACGAGATGGAAGCACAGACCGAGAAAGAAATCTGTAAAAAGATATTCGACGCAGAGAAACCGGCATCGGAGTCAGCACTCGCAGCTGCATTCGGAGTACCTGAATCAGTATTGGACGTTATGCACGAAACACAGCTGTCCGCAGATCCAATAGCTACATCGGCAAAAAGAATATTTGAGAAGACAATGGAAATAGCAAAAACGTCGAAGAAACTTGAAAGCACCGAGCCATCAAAGGGAGTCTTAAAGGTTCCCGTTACCGAGGAAGAGATCGCAGGCATGAAGCAGAAGAAGATTGAAGAGGAAGCCAAGGCAGAGAAGCCCAAGAAAATCGACTGGGACAAAGCCTGCGCTTTAAAGAAAGCTGGCTGGAGCAATAAGCAGATTGCCGACGAGCTTCACGCAAACGAGGGAACAATTAACGCAACAATCTATAAGCAACTTGCAAAGTATAATGCAGGAGAGAGGAAGGTCAAGTATGAAGAAAAAGCCGAAGTATAGCCTATATGAGCGGATAGATTTTATCACACACAGAAAAGTCATTATGTGTGCAGCTGAAGATAAAGCAAAGCTCAAGAAGAGATTCCCTCTTGGTACCAAGATTGTAGAAGTAGCAGGGCAGAAACCGGGAGGTTACAGAATAGCCGATATAGAAGCCATGAGATATCAGGCCTCAAAGCTTGCGGAAAAGCCCGAATACAAATTGATGATGGCCATGTTAATCCGCGAGAGGCAGCAGTCGTGAATCCGTCACAGATGTCACACTAAAGCATGATATTATGTAGACAGGAAGGAATCGCGAGAAACGGTTCCTTCTTCGTCTTTTTCCAAAGGCATGAGCGGCGGCGCTACAATCCCATGCGGCGCCGTCAACTCCCCAAAGGAAGGAGAGACTTATGAAAAAGCAAAAGGGAAGGCCGGGAAAGTACGAGAAGAAAGTAAAGCCATATCTTGAAAGAATTAAAGAGATGGTGCTGCAGATGAATGAGGCACAGATTGCACAGACACTCGGCATTGCTTACAGTACATTCCGTGATTACAAGGTTAAACACAAAGAACTCGAGGAAGCTCTTCAGGGCGGCCGCAAGGAGCTTGTAATCGACCTCAAATCCTCAATGATTAAGAAAGCCAAGGGCTTTGAATATACAGAGAAAAAGATAATCAAGAACAAACGAGGCGAAGTCATGCGAGAAGAAATTTATGTGAAGCAGGCTTTGCCCGATTTGGCTTCTCAGAACTTATTGCTTAAAAATTACGATCCGACGTGGGCGAACGATCCTCAAGCTCTTGCAATACAGAGAGAGGAACTTGAGCTCAAGAAAAAGAAGGCAGAAGCGAATGATTGGTAAATTCACGCTCGACAATTTCTACAAGAGCCGAGAATGGGAAGACTTTTGTAGAGTAATAACAGAAGAGCGTGTCGATGCAGATGGCAATATTATCTGTGCATATTGTGGCAAGCCGATAGTCAAGAAGTATGACATCATCAGGCACCACAAGATTCCTCTTACCGAGGAGAATGTAAACGACGTAACGATAAGCCTTAACCCGGACAATATAGACCTGGTTCATCATAGATGCCACAATCTCATCCATGAGAAGTTTGGCTATAAGCGTAAGGAAATCTATTTGGTGTATGGCTCACCGCTAAGCGGTAAGAGTACATGGGTAAGCGACAATATGAATCAGGGCGATCTCATTGTCGACATGGATTCCATATGGCAGTGTATATCAGGATGTGACAGGTACGTTAAACCGGGACGACTTAATGCTGTAGCATTTGCAACAAGAGACTTCCTCATGGAGCAAGTCAAGATTCACAATGGCAAATGGAACAACGCATACATAGTCGGAGGCTTTCCTCTTGTAGCTGAGCGTGAGCGTATATGCCGCACGCTTGGAGCGAGAGAGGTATATATAGACACAAGCAAAGAGGAGTGCCTTCGCAGGCTCGAGAGCGCCGCAGATGGACGTGACAAGGCTGAATGGACTAAGTATATCGAGGATTGGTGGCGACTGAACCACCCCCCGGGTGCTTGAGGAAACGAGGCCTTGAGGGACATG